GTATTGCACCTCCAGGACGTAATAACCCAAAGGCAGATTGTAGATATCTTTGTACTACATCTTGTGGTTTGAAATTAAACCAATCACATGCAACAATAAATCCAAATTGATCTTTTGGTAACTGATGCATAGGATCTTCTACACTATCATCTAGCACATAATATCTCAATCTCTTTTGGTATATATCATTCCATAATTTCTGTACATGTTTAAACTTATTAATGTCTGTATCAGCAATATATAAAGGATCAAGAGCAACTATTTTTTTTGTCAAATCTCCTTTTGCTGGTCCAAGCTCTAAGCCAGGCCATTTGAAATCCGTATATTTCAGTAAGGTTCCAACAAACTTTTTATTTGAGTCATGCCCTGCATCCTCAATATAACCAGGTTTTCCGAATAAAGGCAAATTTTCATATTCGTTGTCTTTTAATTGATAAGGTTTTTCAAGGTCATCTTTGTAAATTTTTTCACTTTTGATTATATAATTTTGTTCTAAATCTGTTATTTGTAATTCTAAACTATCATACATGGTATTTAGATTACTGTACAGATCCTTTAAATTTTCCAAGATTTCTGCTTGATTTTTGAACATGTCGTGCTTAAGATTATTTGTGTCAAAATTTGAACTGTTAACAGTTTTGTTAAACTTATTTAGATGTGCAAACAACAGTGCTTGAATATTTTTATCACCATTGATTATATCTTGAAGTTGATTACGATATATTAGTAGATCTTGTAATTTCATTATTCAAACTCAAATAGTGTATTAAATGTGTTGGTGGTATCTGTTTCGCTTGCTAGGTTCCAATCAAGTACTCCTAATAGATTACTGATCTTCTGGTCCACAACAGTTGCTTCCATTAATGCATCGTCAAAAGGCAGTTCTTTGAACCATTGCGGAATATGCATCTCATCTGTTGGATAGCCAATTGATGTCCAGTTTAGTGGATTGGATTTCAGTTTGCAAACAATAGTTTTCATGCCATCTACAATACTCTGACTATAGTTGTCTGAATTCATTTTCTTCATGTTGTTCCAATTGAGTGCAGCTCTAACATGTCCTGGCATGTTTGCTCTGCCTTCTTGCTCTTCACGTTTGCTATACATTGTGAGATTGTTTACACGTTTAGGAGATCCTTTTTCCCAAGCAGGACGTTCTTTGAACTCAATCTTGAATGCTTTAATCATATCAATTATTTCTTGACGTTCGGCACCAGCAAGAACTCTTGTCAATAGTGTCATCAAAAAGTCCTGTATCACCTTAGGCGTATCACTACGTTTCAAGTCCAAACCCATTGCTTTGATCTTGCCTTGTTTGCCTGCAACATCTAAACGTTTGCCTTCGTTGTCAAAGATGTTGATTGCATAACGTTTCTTTGTGATAAACAACCCTCTGTCAGCAATACTTTCTCTACCACCTTTGATAATAAGTCCGTTATCTCTTGGCACATGAAATGCCTGTTCCATAAACGCAGGCCAACTGTCATTCAGTTGATCACTTATAGCATCATAAAGTTGTATACAAATTTCTTTGTTCCACTCCATGTTGCCTGCATCAATATCCTTCTTGAGTATTGGATACGCACTGAAGTACACACTATCTGTATCACCATAAATTACTGCATCACCTATGTGATCATATTTGCCAGTGATTGCTTCGTTAACAAATGCATCCATGTGATGTGCAATTGCTCTACCTGTAAGTGTAGTTGATTGTCCGATACGTTTATCAAAGAATCTACAACCTGGATTGAGAATAGCACCATACAAACTGTTCAAGTTAATCTTCTTAACCAACTGTCGCTTGTCCAAAAACTCTATTTCACCTGGATCGGTTGCCTGTCTAAGATTTGCCTGTATCTCCTGTCGCTCTCTATACCAACGTGCAAGCAGTCCAGGAACAATACCTTCTTTTTCATATGTGAATATAGTACCATTAGCACTTAATATCCACGGCTGATTACTATCAAATATCAGTTTCCATAGCTCTGCGGCACTGTGTACACTTTCTTCGCCGTTCTCCCAGTCCACTGTAATTTCTGTGCCACGTTCCTGTTTCATAACCGCAGTGTATTCTAGGGTGCCAAACAAGCCTTCCCAAGCCATAGCAAAACTTGCTTTGTTGTTCATCTTGTTTTTGATATAGTTATTGGTCATTATAGGACGCAGTTGTCCTACAATAGTTTCACCAGCCATGTTAAGTGCTCTAATAGCACTAGGATACAAACTGTTGATATCAATAGCACCAATCCATTCATGTATACCTTTTTTAGGATATGCAACATATGCACCTGCCGCTTGTGTATCTTCATCAGTGAGTCGTTCACGTCTGTTTGGAACAACCAATCCTTGTTCATGTGCTTCATTGATAATCGCTTGTTCTGTAACTGCAACTGCACCCATTGTTGTTTGTAGCAATACAGTATTTGCATGTGCTAGTTCGTTTGCCAATGCAAGAAAACGCAGTTTTTTATCCAATTTATCCAGTAGTGCAGTATCTTGTCTTGAATATTCTATAAACGTTTCAAAGTTTTGATTGTACAGTTGATCAAGTGTGCCTTCATAAGCAGTTTTCTTCTCATCGAGTTCATGTTCACCAATAGCATCTAAACTGTAACTGTGACGCTCTTCGTATGTGTACTTTCTATACAGTTGCATATAATCCATATGCACTCTGCCGATGGTATCAAACGTGATGTTCTCTGATCCAAAACGTTCAAATGTACGTTTCTTAGGCAGTTGCCCCCACAAACAAAAACGTCTTGTATCATCCTTGCTCAATATTCTTGCAGTTCTGTTTACAAGATAGGGTATATCGTAACCCTCACTATTCCATCCACTTATGATATCTGCATCTTCAATCAAGTCTAAGAATGTGGTAATAAGATCTTCTTCACGTTCAAATAACATTGTGTTAGGGAACTTGTTGCATATTTCTTGAGCAGTATCCCAACTCAGTGTCTTAGGCGGAAGTACCAATGTAACCAATTGTTCCATCCACTGTAGATACACACTTATCGCAGTCACAGGATTGAACGGATCACCAACACTACTGTATCCTCGTACAGGATCAAAGTCTGTTTCGATATCAAAAAATGCAGTTTGTAGTGTTGGTGCGTTTTGGTCTTTGTAGTTTTCTTCGAAGCATCTAAACACAGGATTAATATCTGATTCAAATATATCTTTACCAGATTGCATACGGAGTTCCTTGCGAAACTCTTTGTTGTTACGTGTTGAGAATCTACTCACAGGGTTTCCATAGATGCTTTTGTACTTGCCTCTAGGATCTGCATAGTAAAAACAGTATGTTGCAGGATATTCACGATATTCTCGTCTGCCATCAATACGTTCTACAACATGTATACGATCTTTTTCTCTATCAAATAGTGCGTCTACATAACTCACAGACTATAAAGTCCTTCCTGCGGTAGTAAGAATCTCATCCAGTAGTTCTTGATCTTCTTTTTCTGCAGTGTAACTTGCTTTGTGTGCAATACGTATTGCTTTCTTAAGCACACTTGGTTTGATCTGTAGTTCTTCAGCAATAGCTTTTACTGTATCACTAAGTCCTTCGTTAAGTGCTTCTACTTCGCTCATTACACCCATACCTTCGTTAATGATTTGTGTAAGTTTTGCTTTTTGTTCTGAGTCAAATTGGGTTGCCATGTAAATACTCCTTTGTATAATGCATTATAGTAGATTTATTTGTTACTGTCAAGTATTTTATTAATAGTATTTAGATTATGGACAACACAAGTCTTAAAAAACTTGTTTGATACTAATGGCACTTTAAAAACCAGGGTAGCGATAACTTGGTCCTAGGGCAGTTCCCTCCCTAGCCTTTGGATCGGTCCTAAGGCTATTCTGTTTGTTGATACTGCATTGTTACTCTCCAAGCAGTACCGTCTGCAAATTCATCTCTGTTAAATTGACTGTGTGCTATATGTTCTAACATTTCCTGTCTATCAAAATTGGTTTGATTTTGCCAATGTTGTACTGCACTCTCTCCTAGTATTTCAATTGGCTTACCAAGACATAGTGCTTCTACTGCGGCCATACTGTGATGTGTAATCACCTTACGTGCTCCACGTATGAGTGGCAGTATGTCACGAAAACGTTGTTGCCTACTTGCTCTTCCTCCAGGTTTGTCTCTAACTACACAGTATGTATCTAGACTTTGATAGTGTTCTAAAGTTTCTTGTCTCCATGTGTCGTAATCTTTGTTAAACCAAGTGAACAGTTTATTTGCTAATGGCATCACAAGCAAGTTGTAATCGCCATCGTTGTTCCAGTCTTCGTATCTTCCGTCAAGTTCAAGAGTATGTATTCTGCTCTTGCCGAACTTGCCAATACGTGTATTTTGCAATTGATTGTAACTTATTCTGTAATACCAAGGTTTTTTATAGTTGTGATTTCCTATATATCCATTGTCTATGTAAAAAAAGTCTAAATTGTGTTTTCGTATTGATTCTTGAAGATACGTTTCAAATGGGGCACTGGTAACAAGAACACGATCTGGTTCTATATTATCAGCATTACTAACAATTTTACAA